CCAAATATGCCGCCTCTTCTCGCAATAAAGCGCGTAAGAAGTATCGCGGACAAGGCAAAGGATAACAATGTACAATTTAACTCTCTACACCTATCTCGCGCCCAGCAAAGTCTGTGGTGGAGTGGGTGTTTTTTCTTTGGTGGACATTCCAAAGGGAACAATCATATTTGAACCAACGAAGGAAGTTAAAGTTCCCTGGAGTTCAATACCAGATAATATACATGAAAGGGTAAGATCAATTACTCTTAATGACGAATATGGTTTTTGGATTGATTGTGACCTTAACAAGACCTACGCTGCTTATTATGTAAATCATACTGATGAGAATGAAAATGTAAGGTATGACTATGAAAATGGTTCTTGGTATGCAACAAGAGATATTCTGAAGGATGAGGAACTACTAAACACATATGAGGAGGATGAGAAAGATTGGCTTACTTAAATCATAGTTTACCAGATTGGTCTTGTTACATCCGTAATGAGTTTCTCTATAATCACAAGAAAGGTCATGGTGAAGTCACTAAGTGTGATGTGCATTCTGTTGCAAGCATAGAGAAACGTGCACCTCTATTCGAAGCATTCTTAGAGAATGGTGTTAACTGGACTCGTCGTCCTCTACACGCATTCTGTTGGCGTCCAGACGCAGAGATAGAACCATTAGAGGATATAATGTACTGGGATTGCTTTTCTCCTTATATTGACGTTCAGAGAAGGCACAGATTGGCAAATTTAGATGCACAATTGATTCGACCAGATGGAAAAAAAGTCTTAGGAACTTATATGTTCACTTTGGATTGGTCTTGGGAAAACAAAGGTATGCCAGATTTGAATTTTTCAGAGACACCAGAGCATAAATGTGCTCATTTATTCAAGGTTGAAACTGGAAATTACTATGCATATCCAAATAATCGGATTATTTGGTACGATAATGCATGGGTTTTTAATAGAATTGAAAAAAATCCTGGTTATGAGATCGACTTAACAGTCTATACAGTTGAAAATAAAAGAAAACTAGAGACTTCCGATCATTATATGTACGAAATTACTGATCTGGAGCAAAAATAAATACTACTAAGGGATAGCAACCCCTCTAAAAGTTCTGATTTTCACGAATCAGGAGCTAAAATGGGACAATCACCTGTCGATAGAAACAAAGAGTACATGAGAGAGATGTGGGGAACCACAAAACTCATCTCAGATTATGGTTCAATGCAGAACATTCCAGAGAAAAGAGTGCTTACAGAGGTTATGCATGACCTTGCACCACGTCATAATCTTAAAAAACAGACTGAGTTGCATGAAAAAATCCGCAATGACGAAGATTATGATGATTGGAGCTATGGAACTGAGCCAACATACGGGAAACTCTGACATTAAGTATAAATAAAATCAAGAAAACTTTCGACCAAATGGCACTTCCACGGGTTTCTAGAGCATTTAAGGACATTAGTTTGTCTTTTGAGCCACATCCCGTGACAAAAGACTTACCAATATTGACAAATGAGTCTGCAATTCGCAGATCTGTAAGAAATTTGGTCCAGACGATACCAACTGAGAGGTTTTTTAACTCTCTTATAGGTTCAGATGTACGTTCAAGTCTGTTTGAATTCGTAGATTATGCAACCGCATCTGTAATTCAGGAGCAAATTTTAGATACTATCGAAAATTTTGAGCCAAGAGTTGCAGATGTGGTTGTAGAAGTCGATCCAAGACCAGATGAAAACAGTTTTGAAGTCACCGTAATCTATGATATTGTCGGTCAAGAGTTTCCAACTCAAGAATTCTCATTTTTACTAGAGGCAACAAGATAAAATGCCTTTTACTAAATTTACAAATCTCGATTTTGACCAGATAAAGACCTCTATAAAGGACTATTTGCGTGCAAATTCCAATTTCACGGACTTTGACTTTGAGGGGTCTAATTTTTCGGTCTTAATTGATACTTTAGCGTATAACACATATATTACTGCGTTCAATTCCAACATGATCGTCAATGAATCCTTCTTGGATTCTGCGACTTTGAGAGAAAATGTGGTATCTTTAGCAAGAAATATTGGATACGTACCACGCTCTAGAAGCGCCGCACAGGCGACTGTAAACTTTAACGTACCAACTACTAGCTCTTCCGCTACGATGACCTTACAGGCGGGTCTAGTATGCGTTGGTGCAACGAATGATAGCAATTATATCTTCTCAATTCCAGAAGACGTTACTACAACCATTAGTTCTGGTGTAGGATCGTTTACTGACTTAAAAATCTATCAAGGAACGTTCCTTAAAAAAACGTTTGTAGTCGATGGATCTATTGATCAGAGATTTATTCTTGATAACTCCTTCATTGATAGTTCAACTATTGTAGTAAAAGTCAAGGGATTATCAGATACTGGTGATGGTAGGGAATATTCCTTAGCAAATAATATTTTAAATCTCAATGCAACTTCAGAAATCTATTTGATTCAAGAAGTTCAGGATGAGAAATATGAACTGTTGTTTGGTGATGGATACTTTGGAAAGAAACTTGAGACTGGATCAATCATCACAGTATCATACATTATCACTGATGGTAAGAATGGAAACGGTGCATCAAACTTCTCTTTCTCTGGAAGAGTAACTGACTCTGATGATAACATCATTGTTCCAAGTGGTTCAATCACAGTCTCTACTGTAAATTCTGCTGCAAATGGTGGAGACATTGAACCTATTGAATCGATTAAGTACTTTGCCCCTAGAATTTACGCATCACAGTATAGAGCGGTAACTAATCGTGACTATGAGGCGATTATTCAATCCATCTATCCAAATACTGAATCTGTATCCGTAGTTGGTGGTGAAGAATTAGACCCACCACAATATGGAAATGTATTCATTAGTATCAAACCAAAGAATGGTAACTTTGTATCAGACTTTGATAAGAACAATATTCTTACAAGATTAAAAGAATACAGTATCTCTGGAATAAATCAACAGATAGTTGATCTTAAGGTTCTTTACGTTGAGATCGATACTGCTGTCTACTATAACAGTTCACAGGTCACTAGCGTAAATGATCTGAAAACAAATGTTACTTCTGTTTTAAATACTTTCTCATCATCCAACATCAATCAATTTGGTGGAAGATTCAAGTATAGTAAACTTTGCCAGACAATTGATAATGTTGATGATGCAATTTCTTCAAACATTACTCGCGTCAAGATTAGAAGAAATCTAAATGCCCTGATAGAAACACCAGGACAGTATGAACTTTGCTATGGAAATAGATTCCATATAAATCCTGAAGGATTTAACATTAAGAGTACAGGGTTCACAATCGCTGGAAGTACCGAATTATACTACTTTACAGATGTTCCAAATAAGAAAGGTGATGGAACACTTGATGGAAGTGGAAAGGGAATTCTGACTGTTACCAGAGACATTAGAGATTCTTCTGGAAACTACATGATTGATAGAACTTTGAACCCTGTAGGAACTGTAGATTACGTTAAGGGTGAACTGATTATAAACACAATTACGATCACTTCAACTGTTGAAAGTAACAATATCATTGAGATACAAGCGGTCCCAGAATCAAACGATGTCATTGGATTAAAGGACCTTTATTTGTCTTTCGATGTTTCAAATAGCACCATAAATATGGTGAGAGATACAATTACATCTGGAGAGCAAACATCCGGTGTAGGATATAAATCGACTTCTAGTTACTTAAACGGAGAGCTAAAGAGGGTATAAGATGATACAAACTGGGTTTGAGCAGAGGGTAAAGGTTCAGCAAATTATTGACAGCCAACTTCCCGAATTTTTACGTTCTGAAAGTCCAAAGTCTGTTGATTTTTTAAAGCAATATTATATTTCTCAAGAGTACCAAGGTGGTCCATCGGACGTTGCCGAAAACTTAGACCAATACTTACAGTTAGATAATTTCACACAAGAAGTAATTTCAGGACAGACTACTCTGTATTCTGGTATTTCTTCAACTACTGACACCGTACAGGTATATTCTACTAAGGGATTCCCCAAAGAATATGGTTTGTTTAGAATCGGTGATGAAATCGTCACCTACACTGGAGTTACCACTAATACATTTACTGGATGTATTAGAGGATTCAGTGGAATTCAAACCTATAGAACCGATTTAAATTCCGAAGAATTAGTCTTCAAAAAGACATCACAGTCTTCACACACCGCAGGTGATACTGTACACAACTTGAGTGCACTGTTTCTCAAGGAATTTTATAAGAAAATAAAATATACCTTCACTCCAGGTTTGGAGGATACTGATTTCGTATCAGATCTTGATGTTAATAACTTCATCAAAGAGTCTGGATCTTTATATAAAGCAAAAGGAACAAAAGAATCTTTCAAGATTCTCTTTAATGTTCTCTACGGAGTTACTCCAACCGTAGTAGATCTTGAAAGATATCTGATCAAACCGTCTGATGCAGAGTTTCTCAAGAGAGAAGTTGTAGTTGCCGAAAGAATTTCTGGGGATCCAAACAGATTAGTTGGACAAACAATTGTCAATTCTGCAGACGAAAATACCAAAGCTTCAGTTTCTGAGGTAGAAATCTTTACAAGATCTGGAATCAGCACTTTTTATAAGTTAAACCTTTTTGTTGGATATACTGATAGAAGTACTGTTGAAGGAACTTTCAAAGTCCAACCAAAAGTAAAGTCGATTACTAAGGTTTCTGCTGGATCATCAGTTATCACTGTAGACTCAACAGTTGGGTTTGGATCAACTGGAGTTTTAGTATCTGGAAACAATGTAATCACTTATGGTGAGAAAACTTTAAATCAGTTCTTACAATGTAGTGGAATTGATGAAGAAATTTCTGTTTCTTCAGAAATAAGAACTAATGAAGTATTCTTTGGATATGAAGACGGAGATATTAATAAGAAAGTAGAGGTTAGAGTTGGCGGTGTTCTTTCCGATTTTGAGACGGTCGGCAATCCATCGTTGGTATCTGAGGGACAGGTACTGTATGTCAAGAATGTTGGTGAGATAATTAAAAATCCAGAAACTGATAAAACATACAAAGAAATTTTTGCAAATTCTTGGATCTATAATACTACAGTAAGATTTGAAGTTGATGCAATATCTGGATCTACTTTTACTCTTAAGTCTTCAATTGAAGAATCAAGCCTTAAAGTTGGTGATGTTGTAGACATTCTTCAGGGATCTACACAAACCATATCCCAAGCGGATGTGACTGTTTCATCAATCAACGCTACAAACAAGCAAATAACACTTGCAAATCTTGGAGGATTTACTCCAGCTGCTGGCGTTGATTATACTATTAGAAGAAAATTAAAAACCGCATCTAGTTCTGTAGTCCCAGTCGCTTATAGCGGAGTAACGTGTGATATTCAAAACGTATATAATGAGGATGATGAAAACTTCTATGTTGCATCCAATTCTTTACCATCATATCAAATCACAAAAGACGTAAAGAAAGCAACCATCAGTTCTGCAAGTGGAAGTGCTTTAGAGGGATTTAGCAACTCCACATTAAAGTATTCGATCCTATCATTTAGTTCAAGTGTACCATTTGTAACTGGTGATGAAGTTCAATATACAGCAGAGATTGATGTTCTTGATGGACTTTCTGAGAGAACGTATTACGTTAAAGTTCTTTCTCCAGATAACAAAATTAAACTGTATGAGTCACCATCTTTTATAGAAAGTGATACTCCTATTGAATTCGCTTCAACAAATTCAACCGGAGCACATACATTTACATTAGCAGTTCAAAAGAGTGGACTGATACACCCACAAAGACTTCTTAAGAAATTTCCATCCTCTCAAAACATTAAGAATGGAACTGGTGTAAAAACTGTCCCTGGAAGTACAGGGATGCTGATAAATGGTGTAGAAATTTCAAACTACAAATCTTTTGATAAGATTTACTATGGACCTGTTAGCAAAGTTGACCTACTGAGTGGTGGATCTGATTATGATGTGATCAACCCACCAACTGTGACTCTCGGAAACCCTGTTGTTAGTGGTGGTACTACATCTCTAGTAAGACCTGTAATTAGAGGATCTGTACAATCAGTTCAAGTTGATCCTCAAGACTTTGATATTAGAAGGGTTCAATCTGTCACAATTAGCGGTGGAAATGGAACTGGTGCCATTCTGCAGCCAGTTTTAGATACCAGATATCGTGAGATTGAATTTGATGCAAGAGAAACAACAGATGGTGGTGGCATTGATATATCTGATGATACCATTACCTTCTTAAAGGATCACAAACTCAGAAATGGTGACAAGATTGTATATAATAGAAATGGAAATTCTGAAATTGGTATAGGATCTTTTAATGCAAGTAATACTGACCAAACTTCAACTTTACATAGTGGATCTGCATATTTTGCAGAATTAGTAAATACATCCTCAATCAAGTTATATCAAACTTTCGATGATTATAACAGTGGCATTAACACGGTTGGATTTACAACTTCAGTAACTCAGGGTGTTCATAAGTTTAGACTTTTTGATGGTAAGAAAACACTGAGAAGTATAAAGGTCATCAATCCTGGAAGTGGTTATGAAAATAGAAAATTAATCGTACAACCAACAGGGATTTCTACAGTTTATAATACCATTACCTTTGAAAACCATGGATTCAATGATGGTGATATTATTACTTACACCACGGATGGTACAGAAATTGGTGGTCTTACAGGTGGAAATGAGCATTATGTATTGAAACTTGATAATAATACTTTTAGATTAAGTGATCCTGGTGTTGGATCAACGGCATTTGTTGATAATTACAATAGAAGAAAGTTTATCAAGTTTAGTTCTAGTGGTGTTGGACATCAAAACTTTGCATACAAAGATATCACCATTACCGTTAATGCTGAGTTTGATGGTGTAACTGGAGTTATAACTGCAACACCACAGATTAGGGGAGAAATTGTCGATTTATACCTCTATGAAAATGGAACTGGTTATGGTTCCACCATTTTAAATTTCCATAAGAGACCTAACGTCACATTCAAATCTGGAAAAGATGTTGAACTGAAACCAATTGTCAATGGTGGAAAGATCGTCAGTGTTCAAGTTACTAATGGTGGATCTGAGTACACAAGCGCACCAGACTTAACTGTTGTTGGATCTGGAGTTGGAGCTAAGTTAAGAGCAGTTGTTACCAATCAAAAAGTAAGTTCTGTAGTCATATTGAACGGTGGTGCTGGATATGATGCAAACACATCTATCACGGCAACTTCTGTAGGATTAAATGCTAATGCTAGAGCATCTATCAGAGACTTAACTGTAGACAACTACGGTAGATTTGGTCAGGAACTTCTTTCTGAGGACACCCAAGGTCTTAAGTATAATCTTGTTGGATACAGTACTCAAATCGGAGGATCAACTTTTGGTGATGATGGAACATCACACTCACCAATTATAGGTTGGGCTTACGATGGTAATCCAATTTATGGTCCATATGGATATGCAAATGCACTGGATGTTAATTCCAGTGTGGTTCAATTAACAACTGGATATGTTCAGTCCACTTCTAGTGTAACTGATAGACCATCTGGATTTGATGCTGGATTCTTTGTCGATGATTACAAGTTTAACAATTCTGGAAACTTGGATGAATATAATGGAAGATTTGCAAAAACACCAGAATTTCCAAATGGTGTTTATGCTTACTTTGCTGGAATTTCTACTGACTTTGCAACCAATTCTGTAAAATCACAATTCCCCTACTTCATTGGTAATGCATATAGGTCTTTACCAGCAACACAAGATGTTGATCAGACTTTTGACTTTAATAATTCAAGGTTGAGAAGAAATACATTCCCATACAGAACGGAGGATCTCACCTCATCTAATGATTTTATATCTGAACCAAATGAAGTTTTAGTACAAAAAGCAACTGTTGAATCTATAACAAAAGGTTCTGTAGATGACTTTGATATTAGAGAACCTGGATCTGGATATGCAGTGTATGATTTGGCAACCTTTGATAACACCGACACCAATGGTGGTGGATTGGGTGCATATGTACAATCTATAACTGGAAAAAATATCGTAGAAGTTTCCACTTCAGTTCAAACACTTGCAGGATCTTTAGTTCTTAGATCAAATGACAATGAGATAGTTGTTGAGACAACCGAACCTCACAACATCCAAAATGGTAATAAGGTCGCCATTTCTGGCGTTTCAACTTATATTAAAGGTCTGACTAATACACATACAGTTGGTGTTTCTTCAGAAATTTTATATCTCTCTGCAGCAGTTGCAAGTAATGCAACTTCTGGATTTGTAACTGATATCTATGTTTCAAATGTTCCAAAAATAATCTCTGTTGGTTCTACGATAGCAATTGGAACTGAGAGAATGTCAGTTCTCAATGTATTCCCAGATACAAAAGTTTTAAGAGTTGCTAGGGGATTATCTGGAGCTGGTCATACAGTATCCACAAAAATTGCAGAGGTTAGCAACACCTTAACTATCCAACTCAATACCAATAGTTTTGATTCAAATGCAAACAGAAAGGTATACTTTAATCCAGAACAGCAAGTTGGAATAGGACAAACAGCGGGTATTGGAGTTTCCGCAATATATGCAGTTGGTTTGAACGCAAAATCAATTTCAATTCCAACACAGAGCATATATCTTCCTAATCATCCATTTAAAACAAATCAGCAGGTGATACTGAGGGCAGTATCTGGAGCATCAAAAATCTCAGCATCAAATACTGAAACCAGCACTGAGTTTGATATTCCAGATTCAACCTCTCAAACTCTCTTCGCAGTTAACAAAGGTAGAGATTACATTGGTCTGTCTACTCAGGTTGGAGTGACGACAAATGGACTATACTTTAGATCATTTAGTCCAAATGGGGATAGTGATGACTACAAATATTCTTTGGAGTCTATATTCAATCAAGTTACTGCAAAAGTACAAAAGATTACGTCCACAGTGTCAGTTTCTACTGATCATGGTTTGAGTGATGGTGACACAATTTCACTGTCCATAAAACCAAATCTTTCTGTAGGAATCGGAACTTCTACCGCAATTTTTGTAAAATACAATGCTGATGAAGGGAAACTGTTGGTCAATCCAACAGGATTTACATCCACTGCTGTCGGAACTGCAACTAGTGAACTGACAATTACCTCTCATGGATTTAAGACTGGAGAAAAAGTCTTCTACAATTCATCGGACTTGATTGTTTCTGGTTTGCAAACTGGACCATATTATGTTTATAGAGTTGATGATGACACCATTCAGTTGTCTGAAACATATAATGATGCTATCTCTATTCCACCAACAATTGTAAGTTTTGGATCTACTGGTGGAGCTGGTCAAGAATTATCTAAGGTTAATCCTCAAATACCAGTCGTTAAAAATAATAACCTGGTATTTAACGTAGCAGATTCATCTCTTAATGGTTACAAATTCAAAATCTTCTACGATAAGGAATTTAAAAATGAATTGATTTCCGTTGGTGGAACAATTACGACTGCAAGTGTATCTGGAGTTGGTACAGTTGGAGTTGGAACAACTGGAGTTGGAACAGTTACGTTGAATTATAGCGATGAACTTCCATCAAAACTTTATTATACATTAGAAAAATCTGGTTATATTAGTAGTTCTGATACAACTGTAGCAAATTACTCCGAAATACTCTTTGTTGATAGTTCTTATAACGGTTCATATACAATTTCTGGAATTGGTTCAACAACATTCCAGGTAGCACTTAAGGAGGTTCCTGAAAGACTTTCATATTATCCTTCTCAGGTTGATCAAGCAAAATATTCAACAACTTCAGTTACAGCAAGAGGTGGTGTTAATTCTCTGAGAATTACATCTGGTGGATCTAATTACAAGAAGTTGCCAGAGTTTGTAAGCATCGCCTCTACAGATGGTGTTAATGCTGACATTGTACCACAATCAAACACTATTGGTAATATTAAAGAGGTTGTCATTAATGATCAAGGATTTGATTTTTCTGCGGATAAAACTTTAAGTCCTGAGGTCTATATTTCACCAAATCTTCGCTTAACCGATAGAAATACAATAACATCTGTTAGTGTTGTATCTGGAGGACAAAATTATGTCTCGGCACCAGATTTGGTTATTGTAAATCCAATTACTGGAGTTGCTGTAGAATCTGGAACACTAGAAGCAGTTTTACAGGGATCTTCTATTACTGCGGTTAACGTCTTACAGTCACCAAAAGGACTAAGTGAGGTTAAGAACAAGGTATATGCAATCAACAACAGTAATGGTGTTGGGATTGAAAGTTGCACATCATCACCAGCTGGCATAGTCACTTGCAGACTCCAAACACCTATTCTAGGATTCTCGACTGCACCATTCGCAGTTGGTGATAGAGTATTCGTTGAAGGAATACAAAAACTAGGAACCTCTGGAGACGGATTTAACTCCGCAGACTATCAATATCAATTCTTCCCAGTTACAAAGTTCACAAATACAAACCCAGCAGAACTTGAGTTTGATATGTCTGGCATTGCTACTAATGCTGGAATTGCAGTTACAACTCAGAATGCATATGCAACTCTGATAAAAGAATCGAACTATCCAACATTTGATGTTGTCCAATCTGCTCTTGAATTTAATGATGGTGAGAAAATTTTAACTCTTGAAAATTCCATTTATGTTGAACGTGATTTAATTGTCACTGACAATATAAATGATCTTCTTAAGGTTTATGGATCATATGATCTTTCTGTTGGTGATAGGTTAATTGGTAAAATATCTGGAACTGAAGCAACGATTAAAGAAGTTGAAGAAAATAAGGCATTCTTTGTCGTAGATTATGCATTGAGAACTAATAAGGGATGGGATAAAGAAACTGGAGTTTTAAACTCTGATTTCCAAGTTACACCAGATAATGATTATTATCAGAATCTATCATATACAGTTAAGAGTCCAATAACTTATGATGAGATGATAGATCCAGTCAACAGACTCTTACATACATCTGGACTTAAGAACTTCTCTGATACTGGAATTACAAATACCACATCTGTTGGTGTTGGCACTACAGTTACCGCAACCAGTGTTGCACTAATTGACATTATTAGTGAGAACAGAGTTGATACTGTAAAATATTTTGATTTTGGACTTGATGTAGACACTCAAAATGGGTCTTCTAAGTTTGTCAAACTGGAAAACAAAAAGTTAGCAGATTATATTAAGTGTGATACTAACAGAGTTTTGATCTTGGATGATATAAAAAATCTATTTTCTAATAACGATGGAGAAACAGATTTACATGTTGATCTTGACTCAATATCCATTACAGATGGATATGCTAGGTACTTAATTCAAATTAGAAGCACTGACAATCTTGAGACACAGGTTTTAGAAGTTGTTACTGTTCCATCACAGAATGACAACTTCTTGACTGTAGAAAAAGCATCTATTACTAGCGGAAGAGCAAATAATAACAATATAAACACAACACTCAAATTGGGTGATGTTGAAGCTAATACTGATGCCCTTGCGTTGAGATTTACCCCACTTGAACCATTCGATACTGATTATGATATCAAAGTTTTGAAGAATGAATTTAACACTACATTAACAGGAATAAACACTAGAACAATTGGATTTGTTGACCTTGTAGGTGTTACCACAACGGTTGGAGTTGGTACAACAGTTTCTCTGATTACTAGAGAAGTTGATACAACTGAAGGAATTTTTGCTAATGTTGAGATTTTCAATAATGTTACGAAAGACCGATCAATTGTAGAACTTTACTTAGATCATGATGGATCAGATACATTCATATCAGAGTATTACTTTGATAACGATGAGACATCTGTTGCATCCGATAACTTTATTGGAACCTTTAGAGGAAGCATCAGCTCTGGTGTTCTTTCATTAGACTATACAAACAGCACCGAATCTGAATCAGTTTTAGTAAGAACAAGAGCGGTTGGATTTGGCAGCACATCTGTTGGTGTTGGAACTTACAGATTCTTGGCATCATCACAACCAGCAGAGAGTGAAAATTCTGGTAGACTTCAAAGTAATTTTGAAACAACCACAGGAATTTCTACACCAATTAGTGTTTCTAAGAACGATGTAACTACAATTAAATCAATCGCTAGAGTAAGTTATGGTAATACCTCGGCGTTGCATCAATTGCTTGTAACGCACGACAATACCTTTGCATACACAATGCAATATCCATTCCTTTCTATTGGAAGTACAAGTGGAATTGGAACATTTGGATCAGAACTTAGTGGGTCCGATTTAGTCCTCAAATTCTATCCAGATGCGGAAATTGCAGCAAATCAACCAGTAATAGTTCAAACATACAGTGAAGTTATCCAAACTGAGAGAGATTTGAACAATGTTGCAGAGGTGCTGACTTACGGTCCAGTAAACGAAGAGTTGTTTGTTTCTGGTTATAACTCAAGAAATGGTGAAAGAAGTAATGCTACGGCATTTGATTTAACCCACGAAACAATCCCAGTTTTTGCTAAAACATTTAATCCTGCATCTTCATCTGTCCTTGATCAAGGAACTGGAATCTTCACAATTGATGATCACTACTTTAACACTGGAGAAAGATTGATCTACGAAGCTGGATCTACTTTCACTGGTGTTGCGGGAACTGTTATGAACATTGCTGGATCTTCTGTTGGATTATCAACCGAAGTTTATGCAATTCGCATCAATCCAAACCAGTTTAAATTGGCAACTAGCGCAGCAAATGCAAGTGCTGGAACTGGAGTTACTTTTACAGATCCAGGTGGTGGAAATGCACATACTCTTGAAATGTATAAGAAACTTAGCAAGTCTCTCATTTCAATTAATGGTGTTGTACAAAGTCCAATTGCATTTACACCGATTAATTATGATTTGACTAATCATGGTGGTACGGTCTCTGCTGCAACTTCATTCTTCTCATTGACTGGTATTTCATCGATTCTTCCTGGAGATATCCTAAAAGTTAATGAAGAATATGTAAAAGTTGAGGGTATTGGTATTGGAACAACATCCCTTGGTCCAATTACTGGAGTAGGAAACTTCAATCTGGTAAAAGTTGAAAGAGGATTCGTAGGATCTTCAGCAACTGATCACACTGACGGTGATAATGCTAGAGTTTATATTGGATCATATAACATCGTCAAGAGCAAGATTCACTTCTCAGAACCACCAAGAGGTGATCTTGGACAGTTGATTGGTTTAGATAATCTGACTAAGACTAAATCTTCATTTGGTGGAAGAGTTTATCTGAGACAAAATTATGATACTAACCAGGTATTTGATAACATATCCAAATCATTTACTGGCATTGGTCAAACATATACAGTAACTGTTGGTGGAATCAATACCACAGGAATTGAGACTGGAAGTGGAGTTCTGTTCATTAATGACATATTCCAAACTCCAACAACTGATAACAACGTTGGAAACAACTACGACTTTATCCAGGGATCTGCAGGAATCTCTAGCGTCGTATTTACTGGAATTACGTCATCTAATGCACAATTGATTCTTTCTGAAACTGACATTAATAAGAATCAATTACCAAGAGGTGGAGTTATTGTTTCACTTGGTTCGACTTCAGGTCTTGGATTTGCTCCTCTTGTAGGTGCTGCTGTTACAGCAGTTGTGTCTGGTGGTGCAATTCAATCAGTTGGTTTAGGATCAACAGATATTCATGGATCTGGTTATCGTGGAACAGTTGCTATTGCTATCACAGAATATGGTGGATCGCCAGGAAGTGGTGCAAATGTTACTGCTACTGTTGGTGCTGGTGGTACTCTGATCTTCACAGTTGCATCTGGAGGATCTGGATATACAAATCCAATCGTTAGCATTCCTTCACCATCATATGAAAATCTACCAATTATTGGTGTTTCTCGCCGTGGAATTGGACCTACAACAGACACTGGAGAAGGTTTACTGCTCACCGTTGATGTTGGTCCAGTATCTACTACTGGAATAGGTTCAACACTATTTGAAGTTTCATCCTTCAAAATTTCTAGACCTGGTTATGCATTTAAACCTGGTGATAAATTTAAACCAGTTGGATTGGTTACAGACGCTGGTTTGGCAGCACCACTTGCAGATTTTGAACTTGAAGTTCTTGATACTTTCTCTGACTCTTTTGCTTCCTGGACGTTTGGTGAGTTGGACTTCATTGATCCTATTGCGTCACTGCAAAATGGATCAAGAACTCGATTCCCACTCTATTATCAGGGGGAACTTTTAAGTTTTGAAGTTGGTGATGGGGACGCTGAAATTGACCTGAATGCTGTTCTTCTGATCTTTGTTAATGGTGTTGTTCAGGAACCAGGATCACATTACAACTTCTCTGGTGGCACATCGTTTACATTCACCGATGCACCTAAGGCAGAGGATCAAATTTCCATCTTCTTCTATAGAGGAACTCGTGGAACCGATAGCTTCTCAGTTGAAATCATCGAAACAATCAAAGAGGGTGATGAACTGCAACTTATCAAATATGGTGGAGTAGACGCACAACAACCAAGAACTATTGTTGGTATTGTTACTTCCGACTTACTTGAGACTAACCTTTATAGTGGAATTGGAGTTAGTGATACGACTGCAAGACCATTTAACTGGATCAAGCAAAAAGTTGATAAGTTTATTAACAATGATTTTGTTTATAAGTCTAGACCATCTATCGAACCACTTGTTTATCCAACAGCAAGAATTATTGGTGACCTCACATCATCATCTGGAGAAATCTTCGTTGATGATGCACAGTTCTTCAACTATGAGGAAAATGAATCTTCAATCGTTATTAGCAGTGTAGACGCATTAATTATCAATCAAGGTGCTGCTGATCCAGTTGCTGCAGCAATCACCGCAACGGTTTCTGCTGCTGGAACAATCAGCGCATTGACAATCACTGATGGTGGGTCTGGTTATGTTGGAACTGCTATTACCGTTTCCATCGCAGCACCAAAACTGGTTGGAGTTGGAGTTGGAACTACTGCTTCTGCAACAATTCCTGTTTCTAACGGATCTTTAAGTGGAACTGCTAATATCATAAATCCTGGATTTGGATACACATATACTAATGCACCTAAGGTCTTAGCACCAACAAACAATGTTTCATATGAAAATGTAACTTCTATTGATATTGTACAAGGTGGTAGTGGAATTGTAACTGGTATCACAACAGTTGCTGGAAGTGGTGGAACTGGTACTTTGGGTCTTAAGTTCTTCCTGAATGCCTCCAGTGCTTCAGAATATAGTAACATCAACAACGGTTATCCTATCTTGATCGTAGACACGATAGTTGGATCAGGTGTAACTTCAGTTGATGGTCCAGATTCTGCTGTTGTTGGAATTGGCACAACATTTGTTGATAACGTTTATATTGTTAGGTCGTTCTCTTCAGCAGCAGCAAATGCAGAGTTTGTGGCTGACATTCTTTCAACTACAGCGTCCACAACAGAAATACCTGCAACAGGATTTGTTACTTGTGGAAGATTCTCTTGGGGTCGTCTCGCTGGAATTTCTAGATCTTCCTCGCCAATTTCAATTGGTGTAACTGGATTAACTTTCTCAGGACTTAGCACCTATCCAACAATCCAAAGAAGATCCTTTGGACATAGAGATACTGGTGCCCTTAGAAACGATCTAGGATAAGTTATAAATATAGAAAAAAGCTAGCACGATGGCGGCAATTGTAACAGATCAGTTTAGAATATTAAATGCGGGAAATTTTGTAGATTCCGTCACCAATACTTCTAATTCATATTATGTTTTTGTAGGACTAGCAAACCCAACTGCCAGTGGATTTGGCAAGTCTTCCTCATGGGATACTGATACTCCAAATCCAATTGATAATTTTGATTATCAGGGTTTTGTTGGTGACAACATGTCCTTTGGTAAAAAAATAACTTCTTCAAATGTTAGAAGGGTTGTTAGAAGAATTGATTGGACAAGAGGAACTCGTTATGAGATGTACAGGCATGATTATAGTATAAACAACTTGTCACCAATCACAAAGTCCGCAAGACTTTATGATTCAAACTATTATGTAATGAATAGTGAGTACAAGGTTTATATTTGTGTTGATAATGGATCATCTGGGATTTCCACAACTGGAAATGCATCACTGGATGAACCAACTTTCACTGATTTGGAACCATCAAGTGCTGGAGTGAGTGGAGATGGATATGTTTGGAAATATCTTTTTACAGTAACACCTAGTGACATTATAAAATTTGACTCTACAGAATATATTACTGTCCCAAATGATTGGTCAACGTCAACAAACGCACAAATAGCTGCTGTTAGAGATAATGGCGATTCATCTGTAAATGAAAATCAAATAAAGAAAATTTATATTGATAACAGAGGACTTGGGTATTCACAAGGAACACACGAAGTTGATATTTTAGGTGATGGTAGTGGTGGAAAAGCAGTTCTCGATGTTGATAGTAGTGGAAGAATAACTAGCGCAGCAGTTTCTTCAGGTGGAAAAGATTACAGCTTTGGAATTGTTGATCTGGGATCTATTAACTCAAACTCCACAACTAAAGCAAAACTTATTCCAATCATACCACCTTCAAAAGGACATGGGTATGATATCTACAGAGAACTTGGCGCTGAACGTGTCTTGTTATATGCAAGATTTGACGACTCTACCAAAGATTTTCCAGTAGACACAACAATTGCACAAATTGGAGTTGTAAAAAATCCAACGTCTGTTGGTTCAACATCAGTTTTTACTGATAATCAGTATTCATCTCTGGGTGCAATTAAGTTCTCTTCAACGACTGGAACTCTTGCCATTGGTGATGCAATCAAACAGACAGTTACTGGTGGTGTTGCAAAAGGATATGTGTTCTCATATGACACTGAGACAAAAGTTTTGAAATATGTTCAAGATAGATCATCATTCTTAAATCAGACTACTTTTGATCAAACTGATTATGTTGGAGTTTCAACTTCAGCAAAAGTTTATGAGTTTGCATCAAATGCAAATGCTGTAACTAGTACTGGTGGATTCTCTGGATCTGTTGATACTGGATTTACTGGTGTTTCTACAAATCCAACAGGATCAAAAATTATTGCACTTGGAGTCCAATTTACAAATGGAGTTGCTACTCCTGAGATAAATAAAGGATCGGGGGACATTATCTACATCGATAATAGACCTGCTATTTCGAGAAATTCTAGACAAAAAGAAGACGTTAAAATTATCCTGGAATTCTAAAAAATGCCACAGAAAACGAACCTCAATATAAGCCCTTATTTTGACGATTTTGATAAGGACGATAATTTTTATAGGGTCTTATTTAAACCAGGATTTCCTGTTCAAGCAAGAGAATTAACGACTTTGCAGTCAATGCTGCAAAATCAAATCGAGTCTTTCGGAAGTCATATATTCAAAGAGGGATCCATGGTGATCCCTGGAAACATTAACTATGATGGCGAATATACTTGCATCAAGATAAACACAGACCATCTTGGTATTGATGTCATTAACTATGCTGATCAACTTGTAGGAAAAAGACTCAGAGGTCAAACCTCTGGGGTAGTAGCATCAGTAGACAAATATTTGGATATTTCCCCAGCAGAGGGAGTCACAGAATTTACACTTTTTGTAAGATATCATCAAGCAGGAACATCCGAAGAGGTGTCAACATTCTCTGACGGTGAGGTATTAATTACCGAAGAAAGTTTTGCTTACGGAAATACTAACATAAATGCCGGTGATACTGTAGCAACTGTTGTTTCAGAGAATGCATCAGCAATAGGAAGCAATGTATCTATTGGAAACGGCGTTTACTTTATTAGGGGTACTTTTGTAGATGTTGCAGAGGATAAGTTAGTTCTTGATCCATACGCAAATACACCATCTTATAGAGTTGGTCTCAATATTTCAGAAGAACTGATAACGGCAAAGGATGATTCATCCTTATATGATAATGCTAAAGGTTTTTCAAACTTTGCCGCACCAGGTGCAGATAGATTAAAAATATCTACTACTCTTACTAAAAAATTATTAACAGATTTTGATGATAAAAACTTTGTAGAACTTTTAAGGATTGAAAATGGAGAGATCAAGAAGCTCCAAAATACTTCCGTCTACAGTATAATCAAGGATTATTTTGCTAAGAGAACCTATGAAGAGTCTGGAGACTACTCATTAGGTAATTTTGGTATACAAATTGCAGAATCTCTCAACAATAGATTATCTAATGATGGGGTTTATTTTGAAGGTCAAGTAACAGATCAACTGAATACTCCTTCAGAAGATTTACTTGCCGTAAAAGTTTCTCCAGGAAAAGCATACGTTAGAGGATTTGACGTTGAAACGGTATCCACAACTGTTCTCGATGTGGAAAAACCAAGGGATACTAGAACGGTCACTAATTCTCTAGTTCCTTTTGAATTTGGAACATTATTCAAAGTTAATTTTGCTGCTGGAACTCCCTTTATTGGAGTAAACAATAACTCAAACACAGTTGAACTTTATAACAGAAGAAAGACAACTCAGTTTGCAAGTGCAGGATCTGGAACAAAAATTGGTGAAGCAAGAATATATGCTTACAACCTGACCGATGCACCCTATGTAGATAATACTTCAGAATTTGATTTGTATTTGTTTGATGTACAAACATATACTGAAATCGTTGTTAATGAATCTCTGAATTCAACACAATGCCCAGCAACATCTTTTGTTGAAGGTGTAAGTAGCGGAGCATCTGGATTTGTTGTCACTGCAGCATCCAGCGCAACAATTATGCTGACTCAAACGTCAGGAACTTTTATTGCTGGTGAGCAGTTAAGAATCAATGGAACTACTGAGGTTTCAAGATCAGTTAGAACTGTAAAAACTTTTGGAATTCAAGATGTAAAGTCAGTATATCAAGATTCCACTAGTGTAAGTTCAGAATTAAAATCAGATTTTTCTGGGGATTTAGTCTTACAGAAGAAAACAGCAACTAATTTTAGTCTTACTGACACAATTACAATTAGCACCGCTGGTATTGCAACAGTTCCTGGTAAGAATTTTGTTGGCATCAAGAGTGATGCAATCATTAGATATCAAACAAGTGACCTTGCAGTAGAGACATTTAACAGAGTTGAAAGTGTTTCATCTGACGGATTGACACTTACATTGGCAGCGACTACTGATGTTGCTAATGTTTGTGATGGAAATCTCCCATCAACAACTCAAACAGTAAGTTTTAGTATTGGTGCTCCTATCGTAAAGGAAAAGGGTGGTCTCTACGCTCACTTAGAAGAAGATAATATTTCATCAGTTGGTCTTTCTGGATCTAACTTAACAGTTATAAAGCAAATTAGAGAAAAGAGCACAGATGCCACTGGTCAACTTGGTCTAACTCCAAGCGAAACTGGAATTACAAGTTCAAGATATGAAACGTTTGATGCTGACAGATATACAGTAGTCTATTCCAATGGTGGTTATGAGGCATTAAGTTCCGATCAGTTCACTTTAGGAACAGATGGAAACATTACAATTACTGGACTGAATGCATCACAATCAAGTAATGTTACTGTAAACACCACTGTCAGAAAGATTGGAATAAAAGAAAAGCAGAAAGAATATGTAAGAAGTGAGAAAGTTAATATAACAAAAACATCTGCTGGAGTTTCAACAACATTTACTGGACTGTCTACAAGTCCTTATTATGGAACAAGGATTGAAGATAGAGAAGTATGTTTGAATCTTCCAGACGTTGTTAAGGTGATTGGTGTATTTGAGTCACTCAACGCTTCAACCCCAGTTTTAGATTCCTTAGAATTCCCCTCAGGTCTTTCCCTAGACACAAGTTCAATTCTTGGTGAAAAGATCTTAGGAAAAGATAGTGGAGCTCTAGCACAAATTGTGACAAGATCTTCTGCTACAAAGGTTGAGATTGTCCGCTTAAATGATGCAGAGTTTGTACTTGGAGAAGCAGTTACTTTCCAAGAATCAAATATTCAGTCTGCAATTGCAACAATTAACAAAGGAAACTACCAAAACGTCACTTCACATTACAAATTAGATTCTGCACAAAGAGAGCAGTATTATGACTACTCTAGAATTGTGAGGAAAAATGATGGATACATTCCATCTCGCCGTCTTCTGGTAATTTTCGATTACTACCGTGTACCATCAAATGATCTTGGTGATGTCTACACTGTAAATTCTTACGACTCTGAGAGATATAAGTACGATATCCCAGTTTTACCAAGTGGAATTAGAGCATCTGATGTTCTTGACTTTAGACCAAGAGTCGCACAATTCTCATCAGAAACTTCTTCACCATTTGCTTTTGCTAGTAGAACATTTGCAACCGCAGGAACTAACCCTACGTTAGTTGTTGCACCTCTTGAGGGATCAATTGTAGATTATTCACACTACCTCCCAAGAATCGATAAAGTTTCTCTTGATAAGGAAGGAAACTTTAGTGTTACTAAAGGAGTATCTGCGGTTAATCCAAAACCACCTTCAAATGTTGATAGTGCAATGGAAATTGCAACCATTGAACTTCCAGCATACTTATACGATGTTAAAGACGCAAAAATCACTATTACTGATAATAGAAGATACACAATGCGTGACATTGGAAAGATTGAAGATCGTGTAGAAACTCTTGAAACATTAACTTCTCTTTCTTTACTTGAACTTGATACTAAGTCACTTCAAGTAAGAGACGCTGATGGATTTGATAGATTCAAATCTGGATTCTTCGTTGATGATTTCAAGGATACTGCAAGATTAGACTTTGGAGAGTCTGAAGTAAATGTAGATACAGCAAATAATGAACTCACAACACCAATTGATTTCTACTCACTGAAACCACAAGTAGCTTTAGAACCATCAATTAATCTTGATACTGCAGACTTCACACAGAATCTGCAACTTCTAGACTCAAACGTACAAAAAACTGGAGACTTAATTACTCTCAAGTATACCGAAAAAACTTGGATTGAACAACCTTTAGCATCAAGAGTTGAAAATGTCAATCCATTTAATATGATTGACTTTACTGGTAGAATTGAACTTTCACCAGCCTCCGATAACTGGGTTAGAAATGTTTTTGTTGATGGTGGTGAAAGATCAATCGTTGGTGATTTCAATGGATCATACATTGAAACTATTAAAATTTCTTCAAATCCAGACACCCACATTAGATCCAGAAACGTTTCTTTCGCTGCTGGTGGATTAAGACCATTAGCGAGACATTATCAATTCTTTGATAGCGCAAGTGGAATTGATATTGTTCCTAAACTTATTGAAGTTACAATGTCATCTGGCGTGTTCAGCGTTGGTGAAAATGTACAAGGATTTATTAATGGCAATAGATCAAGCGGTGGAACTAGAATCTTCAGAGCGAGAGCTATTCAACCAAACCATAAAACTGGACCATACAACAATCCCACAACAACAATTAGTCTCAATCCTTACGATAGATCTTTAACATTACCAACTACATATTCGGCATCTTCCACAGTATTAAACATTGATTCTGAGGCACTGTCTGATGAAGTGCAAGGTAAGTATTTTGGATATGTAACTAAGGGTATGGTTCTGGTTGGTGAAACCAGTGGCGCAGAAGCGACTGTGAGCGACGTTAGACTGGTAACTGATACTTTCGGTGATCTTGGTGGTTCATTCTTCTTCAGGGACCCCCTGTCGTCCCCTCCGCCACCGTTACGCTTTGAGACTGGTACTAGAACTTTCAAACTTACTTCTAGTAGCACAAATGCTAAACCTCTTCCTGGAAGTCTGCTAATCAGTAGTGGTGAAACAACGTACACTACAAGCGGAATCGTAGATACGTTTAGACAAACAAGGGTGATTGTAAGAAGACCACCCCCACCACCACCAGCACCTCCACAGAACAGAGGCGGTGGAAAAGATCCACTGGCACAGTCATTCACTGTTGATGAAACTGGTGCTTTCTTAACTGCTGTTGATCTTTTCTTTGCAAACAAAGATGAGAATGAGAAGGTTACGATTGAAGTACGCACAGTTGAACTCGGTACTCCTACCGATCAATTGGTCGATGATTTCTCAAGAGTAACTCTGGAACCATCACAGGTCAATACTTCTTCAGATGGAACTGTTGCAACTAAAGTAACATTCCCATCACCAATTTACTTGGAACCATCTAAAGAGTATGCGATCGTAATTCTTGCACCAACCACAAACAATTATGAAACGTGGATTGCAAGAATGGGTGAAAGAACAGTAAACACCACTACATTACCAAATGCTGAGAGTGTAATTGTCACAAAACAATATGTTGGTGGAAGTTTGTTCAAGTCACAAAATGGCACAATCTGGACAGCAAGTCAATTTGAAGATTTGAAGTTTAAGCTTTATAAGGCAAACTTCTCAACAACTCCTGGAACTGCATACTTCTACAATACACCTTTAACTACTATTGATGCCAACCTTCCAAAGTTAACTCTCGATCCAATCAAGACTTTACCTAGAAAGTTGAAAGTTGGAATCACCACAACCACAACGATGAATGCGGTTCTTCAAGTTGGTAGAAAGGTAAGTGATGGAACTGTTGGAAGACCATATGGATATATTGAGCAAGTTGGTGGAAGACTTAATACTGCATCAGTAACTTCTGTTGGTGCTGGATACAGTACTGGATCATTTGCAGATATCCCACTTTATACAATTACAGGATCTGGTAGTGGTGCTAGAGGAACTGTAGTTGTTACTGCTAACAAACTTTCTTCTGTTTCAATTACAACTCCAGGAAATGGATACGTAGTTGGTGATTTAGTTGGTGTTACAACTAGCAGTGTCATTAAGGGTAGCGGCGGTAGAGTATCTGTAACAACACTTGATGGAAATGATACTCTGTACTTAACCAATGTTCAGGGTGAAGAATTTACTGCAAGTACAGATTTGGTAGTTTATGAGGGTTCAACTGCGGTTTCTTATGCAAATACTGATATTCTGAGTTCCTCTGTAGTCAATTCTCTGTATGAAGGTAATGTGGTAGAGGTGAACCAATATGGACATGGTATGCACGCCACTAATAATATTGTTACCCTCTCGGATATTGAGCCAAATACAGTTCCATCCACATTAAGTGCAGATTTGTCTATTGGATCTGCAAGCATTTCCGTTGCAAATACATCAATCTTCGGAACATTTGAAGGTATAAGCACTTCCAGAGGATTTGTAAAGATCAACAATGAAGTTATCTTCTACGATTCAATTACTGCCGCTGGCGGTGGATCTGGAACTCTTGGAATTGGAACCAGAGGAATTGATGGATCACTCGTTAGATCACATCCAACAAATTCACAGATCTTCCCATATGAACTGAATGGAGTATCACTTACTAAGATCAATAAGCAACATAATATGTCAGCAAATGCTCTGCTGAATAGTTCTCAAGATCTTGACAAGTACTACATTCAAATTGATCGCCAGGATAGAGCAAGTGGTGACACTCAACTAAGTTTCACCGATGAAAACTATGTTGGTGGTAAAGATGTAATCGCCACTAAGAACATCCAATACAATACATTGCTCCCAAGAGTTAACTTTATAACTCCTGGAGATGGAACAAACGTTTCTGCACAGATTAGGACCGTTTCTGGAACAAGTGCTGGTGGATCCGAGCCATCTTTCATTGATCAAGGGTTTGAATCCATTGAACTCAATGAGCAAAATGAACTTTCATCCACCAGAATTGTGGCATCTGAGGTCAATGAGTCAAATAGACTTACCGATCTTCCAAAGAATAGATCATTTACACTTGGCGTAACTTTGAATTCTGCAGATTCGAATCTGTCACCTGTCATTGACACTGCCAACATGACAATGATTTATGGAAGAAATCGTTTGAATGATCCAGTTTCAGATTATGCTTTTGATGGTAGAGTCAATCTAAATTCTGAAGATCCACATACTGCTGTTTATGTCACTAACAAAATTTCCCTGAAGCAACCAGCATCTTCTCTCAAAGTATTAGTTGGTTCATATAGGCATTCATCAGCAGACTTTAGAGTTCTTTATCAACTGTTCAGAACAGATTCTAATGAAGTTGAGCAAGCATTTGAGCTCTTCCCAGGATATGATAACTTGAGAGATACTAACAATGATGGATTTGGTGATACTGTAATTGACAATACTAAGAATAGTGGTAGAGCAGATGCTTTTGTAGTTGCCAGTGCTGACGGTCAATTCTCTGAATATCAGTTCAGCATTGATGATCTGGAACAGTTTAATGGATTCAGAATTAAGATTGTAATGAGTGGAACTAATGAGGCACGCTCACCCAAGTTTAAGGATCTCAGAGTCATCGCTCTTGCATAATTATGATTAGAGTTGATGGTTATAAAAATCTATACCGCGATGACTCGGGAGCAATTGTTAGTATTGATACCGATGAATATTCACAATATGTTAAATTGAGATCTCAGAGAAAACATCAAAGGGATGAATTGGTAGAAATGAGAAAAGATATTGATGAAATCAAATCCCTACTTAAGGAGTTTTTAAATGGATCCAAGTAAAATTGAACTAGAAAATTTAAGCAAGAGTTTTGAGTACTTTAAACTTGCTGCAGAAATTGACGAATGTGAGTCTATTGAAAGACTTAGAAATCTTGCAAAGTCTTACATAAAATTATACATGAAACAACAAGAGGTTGTTTCTGCTATGGGTTTATCTGGACTATAAATATTTAAAACCCTCATTATAAAATGGCAGTCTATACCTCCAATATCTTAGTAAATACTGATACTGATTTTACTCAGGTGTTTACTTTAGAAAATGCTGATACTAATTCTGCACTCAATTTGACTGGATATGGTGTAAAAGCACAGATGAGAAAACACCCCAGTTCTAGCGGTGTTACAACATTTACCTCATCAATTCTTAGTGCTGCTGCTGGACAAATTCAAATTGGATTGTCCACATCACAAACAGCAGATCTTAAAGAGGGTAGATATTTGTATGATGTTGTCATTACGGATACTTCTTCCGTAATGACAAGAGTTGTTGAAGGCACTGCACTGGTAAGCAAGGGAGTTACTCGCTAATGGCAACCATTAAAGTTAGGGTAGGTCAGAAGAACGGTGTTAAAGTTGTAGCATCAAATACATCAGTTTCCGTATCACGAATTGGTAGTGCAAGTGATGTTGATACGGGTGCAAGAGCTACCAATACCTTCCTAATGTACGATGGGACTGAGTATATTCATGTTCCTGCATCAGAAATCTTAGATTTAGCAGACACCGTTGATGATAGTTCTATTGATTATGGAAGTTTTTAAGTAATTTTTTAACTAAATACATAAAAAGGTAATACTGAAAAATGGCCGCACCTGTTTTAAAGTTTAAAAGGGGAAATCTAACTGATTTACCCTCACTGGCAGTCGGTGAACCAGGTTTTACAATTGATAAGTTTGATCTTTATCTCGGCAGCAGTTCTGGAAACCAATTTGTTGGAAGTGGTAGATTCTGGTCCACAGAAACTGCATCGGCAGGTAGCGCCGTAAATATCTTCGAAGCTACTGCCAACGGAACAAATAAAATCTCTCTGAAGGCACCCACAAGCATTGCTTCAGATATTGAGTTTATTTTCCCATCAGTTCAGGGTGCAGTATCTTCGGTACTGACCAACGATGGATCTGGAAATTTAAGTTGGGCTAGTGGATCAGCAAACCCGATATTTACTGGTATTGCAACATTCAATACATCTCAGGTAGATGTCAATAGCACAGTAACTGTCTCTGGTATTACCACATTTGAAAGTACGGCAGATAATACTTTAGGTGATGTTAATACTGGTGCAGTTCAGATTGATGGTGGCGTTGGTATTGCCAAGAACGTCACAGTTGGTGCTGCACTTTCTGTAACTGGAGATGCTTACGTTGTCGGTCTCTCAACATTTGAAGGTGCAGTAGAATTCAGAGGTGGAACAATTAACCTCGGTGATTCTGCTAATGATAATATCGTCCTTGGTGGTGAAATTAATTCCAATGTTATTCCAAACACTGATGATGCATTTGACTTAGGTTCATCATCTCAGCAATGGAGACACCTTTTCATTGATGGCACTGCAGAAATTGATGATCTGAATGTATCTGGTATTGCAACTATTACCGATGTTAACGTTGGTGGTGCTGCAACAGTCAGTGGTGCATTGGATGTTAATGGTGGTGCCAATATCTCTGGTGGAGAAGTCACACTTTCATCTGCTACAGTTTCTGACCTGACTGCTGGTCGTGTTGTTCTTGCTGGAACATCTGGAGCTCTCCAAGATGATGCAAGTTTAACTTATACTGATGCAGATGGTCTTACTGTTGCCAATAGTGGAATTAATGTTACAGGAGTTTCCACGTTCTCGACAAATGTAGTCGTTGGTGGAGACATCCGCGTAAATGGCAATGACATTCAAGCATCTGATGGCAATGCCAATATTACTCTCACTTCAAATACTTTAACCACGTTTGCTGGTGATATTAAAGTCACTGGTAATGACATTCAAGCATCTGATGGCAATGCCAATATTACTCTCACTTCAAATACTTTAACCACGTTTGCTGGTGATATTAAAGTCACTGGTAATGACATCCAAGACAGTGGTGGATCGGCTGCTCTTACTTTTGATGGTTCCACAAATGTAACGGCAAATAATAATCTTACTGTTACTGGAA